TCTTCCTTTGTATCGAGATTGTTCGCGAAAGTTTTTTTGGACGAGAGCGAGCGGAGGCAAATACGGCTCTGCTGCAGGCGCTCGTCCTCTGTGCGGTCTTTTCTCTCGTTGGACGAGCTTCCATATGGCAAAAAGAAAAACGCAAAGGAGGGGACGCAAATGGCCCGCATTGAAGAAATCACATCCGAAAACGCAGATGTTGCCGAAAAGAGCGCCGACGAGCTGCTCTCAATGAACGAACAGGCAAAAGTCATCTTGGAAAAAGCCAGGGCAAAGGGCATTGAACATACATTCATGTTCACAACCACCTTCCAGAGGTATGTTGAACTGATCTCCCATATGGCCGATTTGCAGAAGTCCATCAAAGAAGACGGGCTGATGGTCACCAAGGAATATGTCAAGGGTCGCACAAATCTTTACGTCCATCCCGCTGTCGGGGCATACAATCAGACGGCAGCACAGGCCAACAATACGGCAAAAATCCTCATGACATTCATTGTGCAGCCGCTTTCTGACAGTGAGGACAAGGACGATTTCGATATCTTTTGAGATGGGAGGCACTTATGAGCCTCGAAGTCATACCCAGCCTCATTCAGAGCTGCGGTGCATTTCAATTTGCGCTCGACGTCACAGAGGGAAGGATCGTTTCAGGAAAGAAGCGGATACTGGCGTGCCAGCGCTTTATTGATGAACTTGTCCTGTCCTATACTGATCCGCAGTATCCGTGGGAATTCGATGTCTCCAAGGGATACCGGCCGATAGATTTCATTGAAAAATTCCTCGTTCCGACCAAGGGCGCATACTCCCGAACAGAGCTTTTGCCGTGGCAGCACTTTTGCGAGGCCAATATGTACGGGTGGATTTCCAGAAAAACCGGATACAGGCGCTTCCGCGAGGTGCTGATTATCGTCGGACAGGGAAACGGCAAAAGCACCATGATCGCCGGGAACGCGGCATTCGGACTGACAAAGGATAATGAGCGCGGAGCGGAGATATACGCCCTGTCGAACTCGCGCGAACAGGCACGTATCGTCTTCAACGAGTGCTCTGCACAGATTGCGGGCTCTCCGGTGCTGTCAAAGCACGTGAAAATCACGCAGGATGGCATCTTTTTCAAGAACTCCAAATTCCAACCTCTCGCATCTGACAGCAAAAACCTTGACGGGCGCAATGTTCATATGGGCGTCTTCGACGAGATACAAGGGTACAGAGACTACAAGTTGATCAATGTCATCAAGGGCAAAACCAAGAAGCGGAAACAGCCCATGATTACCTATATTACGACCCTTGGGACGGTCATCGACGGCCCACTGATGGACTTTTACGTCCTTGGCAGTCAGATATTGGCTGGAGATAAGGCAATATCCCAGCGAGCGGCGGACAGAATGTTCGTCTACATCGATGAGATTGACGAAGACGACGATCCGTCTGACCCGGCGTGCTGGCCAAAGGCAAACCCGTCAATCGGGAAACTGCTGGACATCGAAGACCTCAAGGACGAATGGGAGCGCGTAAAGACAATTCCGGCAGAGCGGGGGAACTTTATCAACAAGTCGCTCAATGTTTGGACATCGGTGGATGAATTGTCCTATCTGGATATAAAAACCATCCGAAAAAACTGCCGCACCTACGATATGCAGCGCCTTTTGGGCGCCAGATGCTATGGCGGCTTCGATCTTGGAGAGACGGAGGACTTTACTTCCGCATGCCTTGAGTTTCCGCTTCCGTGCAACGACTTCTTTCTGCTGGAGCATTCCTGGACAACGGAAAAGAAGGTGGAAGTCGATCACGAAAAGCTCGACTGGGATATGCTCGTCCGCGGCGGCTGGCTTACAGTCTGCTCCGGCGAGTACGTCGATTACAACTTGGTCGTGGAGTGGTTCTTGGAACAGAGAAAAAAGTATCGAATCGAGACAATAGGGTACGATCCGGCAAAAGCCTACATGATGGTTCAAACCATGAACGAAAAGGGCTTTGTCCTGAATGATGTCCGGCAGGGAGAGATTACGTTGACAGCCCCGCTTGATCATCTGAAAGAACGGTTTCTCGATGGCAATATCATTCACAACAACAACCCCATGTACAACTGGTATCTTGGCAATGTGAAACTCACAAAACGGTCCGCGAATGCGACATATTTGCCAACAAAACAGTCAAAATACAGGAAAATTGACGGCTTTGCCGCACATTTGGACGCACATACAGAGTTCATGCGGAGAAATCCCCTGTATATCCCGCGTGACAAAAATCTCACTACAGTAATCAGCCTGTCGAGGTGACGCCTATGAGCATTTTTAAGTATTTCCGGACGCGCCGGAGAAACCGAATTATTGATAAATATCTGGAGACGGCAAAGAGTACACCGAGCAAGCTGAAGCTTACATCACCGTGGATTCCGCGTTGGCTGCGCGGAGATTACACGCTCAAAAACAGCGAATTGATCTTTGCGGCCGTATCGAGGATATCAAATTCTCTTTCCGCCATGCCTATTCAGCTCTATAAAGGGGCGATGCCGGTCCGGAACGAACTCAATGACATGGTTTCATTTAGCCCAAACTACTACATGACGAGCTGCCAGTTCTTTAAGACTATGGAGGCTTGCCGCAGCACATCCGGCGACTGCTACGCGTTGAAGATCTTCGCCCCTGGATCATCTGGCCCGGTTCGTCTGGACATTCTCGACCCTTCGAAGGTCAGACCGATTATTGAGGAGAATTCCAGGGAGCTTTACTGGGCAATTACTCCGGAAAAGGGCCAGACGTTCTATGTGCATGATTACTATATGGTCCATGTGCCGTTTATCAGCACAAACGGGATCGGAGGCATCAGCCCCGTTTCCGTTTTGTTTGATACACTGCAGTACTCTGACAACATTCAGGCGTTTTCTGCAAATCAGCTTGAGCGAGGCGTTAACTCGTCCGTCGTACTGGAGGCTCCGTCAAATCTCGGCCCAGATCAGAAAGACCAGATGATCGAGGACTTCATGGAAACCTACAGAAAGACGTCCGGGAACATCCTGCTTCTTGAGTCAGGCGTTACGGCGAAAGCGATGAATATGTCTCCGGTAGACAGTAAGCTCTTCGAGGTTGAAAAGATTACCCGCAGCAAGGTGGCGATGGTTTATAACCTTCCTCCACATTTGATGGGTGACTATTCCGACACGTCTTTCAGTTCACAGGAGCAGCAGATGCTCGAATTCCTCATGCTGACAATGTTGCCCATCGTGACTGCCTACGAGCAGGAGCTTGACCGCAAGCTGCTGACGGCGCCGTTGAGGAAGAAAGGCTATCATTTCAAGTTCAATATGGACAGTATTCTCCGGGCAGATGCGGCGACACAGGCCGAAGTCGATTATAAAGCCGTCCGCTCTGCGTGGAAGACGCCTGACGAGATCAGGGCGGCGAGGAACATGCCTGCGCTACCCGGTGGCATCGGAAGATATGCGCTTGTGTCGCAGGATCTGGCCACGCTGGACTATACCGTCACAGAGAAGCCGAAAGTCCTCTCTGCAAAGATCAATCCGCAAACCGAAGATGACGAAACGTCCGCAACCGATGACGAATAACCGTCATCGGTTTTTATATACCCCATGGTGATTACGACAGGAAAGGAGTGCGAAGATGAGAGTAGAGAAAGCAAAAAGTCTCAGCGTGAAAGCGCTGAATCCAGCTGATGATATTGGCCTGATCAACCTGCTCAGTATTCGGCAGCTCGGACCGGATGAAGTCTATTGCTTTTCGGTGGTAATGTGCGACAACGACGTAGACCGCGACTTGGAACGCTTCACTGACAGGACGCTGGAAGACCTTGCGCCGATGTTTGTTGGCAAAACGGTCATCAGCGATCACCGTTGGAGCTCTGGCGGTCAGATCGCGCGGATCTATGCGACGGAAGTCAAGACCGGCACCGAGAACAATTCCGCGGGAGTCCCGCTCAAGCAGCTGATTTGCAGGGCGTACATGCTGAACAATGAGACGAACAAAGCTACTATCGAGGCAATTGAAGGCGGCATCCTCAAAGAAGTTTCTGTCAGCTGCGCGGTTGGGCAGCATAACTGTTCACTCTGCGGCGAGCCGATGGAAATCAACTGGTCCACGTTTACCTACGAGTGCAAAAACCACCATCAGAAGGGCGAGACATATCCGGGCGAAGGCTTGTGCGTCGTCCTCCTGGAAGATGCCAAGGACGCCTTCGAACTGAGCTTCGTCGCCGTGCCGGCACAGCGGAACGCTGGCGTGACGAAGAGCGCAGAAAACCTTGATGATGCATTTGATGTGCTTCTGTCCTGCACGGACTTGAGCGATCATCCCAAGTTCGGCGAACTTCTTCAGCATATGCAGAAGTCCACCATGAAAGCCGCAGAGCGTGAGGAGCGGCAAAAAATCCTCACAGAAAACAAAAAGTTTATTCAAAAACATGAAAGGATGTAAAAGCTATGACTCTGTTTGAAATCAAAGAAAAGATGGCCACTATGCAGGCTGCGATCAACGCCGACGCCACTTGGCTTTCCGAGAAAGCCGCCGATCCCACCGTCAAGATGGATGAGATCAACGAGAAGAAAGCGCATCGTGACGAGATGCAGGCGCGCTATGACCTGCTTAAGGCCGAGCATGACGCGCTGGAAAAGAAGCAAATGGAGGACCTTGTCATTCAGGGCAACAGGGCGGCCGGCATGACCGAGAAGGATGCCAAGATCAAGGTAAAGGCCGCCTTCTACCGCGATGCCATGAATGGCGTGACCGGGAAGAGCTACGAGGGCCTCGGCGCCATTCCTGCGAATACCGCAGACCTCGGCTATGGCGAGCATCTGCTGCCCAAGAACGTCTCCAGCGACCTGCTCATGGAGCCCAAAGAGACGAATCCGCTGCGTTCCATCGTCCGCGTGACCAACATCACCGGCTACGAGGAGCCCAAGCTCGGCTTCACCATCGAAGACGCCGATATCGCCGATGTCGCTGACACGGCCACTGCGAACGAGATCGCCTTGACTGGCGACAGCGTTGCCTACGGCCGCCTGAAGATGAAAGTCTTCGCAACCATCAAGGACACCGTTATGCACGGCACCGACACCGACCTGGTATCTGCTGTCGAAAGCCGTCTGGGCTCCGCGCTGGAAAAGAGAGAAAAGTACTTTGCGTTCCAGTCCGCCGCGTCCATTTACAACAGCGGCACGGTCGACTCTGTCCACCGTCACATGAGCTTCTACGACTACACCGGCGCCTACTCCGCTACGCCTACCTACGCCATCACGGCCAAAGAGGGTGCAACCATGTACGCCGCCATCGTCGCAGCTCTGAGCGATCTGGCCGACGACTACGCTGCCAACGCCAGCATCGTCATGAAGAAGAGCGACTACTACGCCATGATCCAGACGCTGACGAATGACGCCGAGACGCTGTTCGGCTCCAAGCCCGCATCCATTCTTGGCGTGCCTGTCATTTTCTGCGACAAGGCTTCCATCCCCGTCGTCGGCGACTTCAGCTACTACGGCATCAACTACGATATCGGCTCCGTCTACGAGACCGATAAGGACGGCAAGAAGGGCGAGTACTACTTCATCTTCACCGCCTGGGGCGATCAGCAGATCCGGCTCAAGAGCGCGTTCCGCCTGGCCATCGTAAACCCTTGAACGCGAACCTTTCGGGGCTGACGATTGGTTCGCTTGAGCTCACGCCGTCCTTCGACCCCGATGTGACGGAGTACACAGCCACCACGGAAAACGCGTCCAATAAGGTCACGGCAACAGCTGCGGACGAGACTGCCAGCATCCTGATCAAGAACGGATCGACCGAAGTGACAAACGGCGGAAACGCCAGCTGGAGCCTAGGCGAGAATATCCTGACGATCAAGGTCACAGACGGCCGCGGCCCGACGCTTGAGAAGACCTACACCGTAACCGTTACCAAATCCGAATGAGAGGTGACGGCGGATGGCAGTATCGGTTAATGGCTTCCGGGAGTATCTGAATCCCACGCCCGAGACGACGGACGCACAGCTCGAGAACTGGATTGCTGCCGCCAAATCTGAAGCTCGCACGGCAGGAGTCCCCGACTTCCAGAATAACGCCCAGTATGACCTGTTCATCATGGCGCTTGCCGCATGGAACTACGACAACCGTGGACTGCAAGTCTCCGGCACGTACCAGGCAACCGCTCTGGAAACGAAAAGAAAGATGGTGGACTCCTTTGTGCTCCAGCTCAGATATGCCACCGAGGACGGTGAGGGCGCATGAGCAAATCCGCAAACCCCGGCGAGCTGCGAACGCCGATCACGGTCATCCGCATCGTGCGAACGACTGACAGCGAGGGATACCCGTCCCAGCATGATGTCAACGTGTTCGGCGAAGGGAAGATGGTCTACGTGAAATGGGTAAACGTGCATGGGACCGACGCCTATATCGCAATGCAGCTTCAGGCGCGGGAACCGGCCACTATCACATGTCGATATTCCGCGCAGATTACCAAAGACTGCCTGATCTATAAGGGCTCCGATCCGGAGCCCTTTGAGATCGAGTCAATCGACAACGTAGAGGAGCGCGGCAGGTGGATGGAGATCAAAGTTAAACGACGGGAGGCGGCGAGATGAGCGTAGACAGCAGAATAGTAGCCGCACTCGCGCCGTTCGGCTATAACGTCGCCAACACCGTAAGCTATGCAAAGGGGAAGACCTATTTCGCGTTCAATTATGAGACCGTCCCTGCCGACTTCGGAGATGACGCGCCGCAGCATGAACGGTATCTGATCCAGATACATTTTTTCTGCCCGCTGAATGTGAATATCACTTCTACGAAGAGGAGCGTAAAGCAGATGCTCTATGCGTCTGGATTTACGTGGCCGTCTACGGAAGATGCTTCCGACAGTGACGGCCGGCACATCGTGTTTGAATGCGAGGTTTCCGAAGGGGTTGATTTTGATGGCGACGCTTGATACGAACGGTCTTGAAGAGCTCATTCTCGATCTGAACGGACTCGCACAGACACCTTCAGACGTTATCGACAACATGCTGATGGCCGGAGGCGAAGTGATCAAAAAAGGACACGAGCGGGAGCTGCAGTCGCTCGGCCTTGTCAAGACTGGACGTCTAAAATCGTCAATCACGATCCACAAGAAACGGAGCGGAAGCTCACGATATGTTCTGATTTACCCATACGGATCGCATCACCAGTACAACAAAAACCGCGGCGGAGTCGCCACAGCAACGAATAACGACGTCGGCTTCGTTCTGGAGGTCGGCGGGCATGGGATACATCCGCGGCAATGGATGCGTGTGGCAAATGAGAAGAACATCGACGCGGCAGTCGATGCCGAATACAAGGTCTATGACCTGTTTTTGAAAACCAAAGGACTATAAGAAAGGAATGATCAATAATGGCTGAATTTGGAGCCAACTACCCCTGCTTTAAGGACAATTCCGAGAGCGTCGGCGTTGTCCTCGGAAAGCTGGTCAGCGCCAACCTGACCGTCAACAACGCAAGCGGAGAACTGTACGCCGATGATGCTCTTGCCGAGCAAGTGTCCGAATTCGCGTCTGGCTCGCTTGCGATGGAAACGGACGATCTGTCTGACGCCAACGCCAGCAAGGTGTACGGCTGCACCGTGTCCGGAGGCGAGGTAACCTTCAACAAGGAAGACACTCCTCCCGAAGGAACGCTCGCATACTACAAGGTGCTGAGCCGTGGCGGTGTGAGATACTACAAGGCGTTTGTTTATCCCCGCGTCAAGGCGCAGGTCGGTAACGACAACGCCCAGACGCGCGGCAGCTCCATCACGTTCCAGCCCGCCACGACGACGTTCACCGTTATGTGCGACGACAGCGGCAACTGGAGGAAGACCAAAACCTTTGACAGCAAAGCAGACGCTGTGGCCTATGTGAACACGGCGTGCGCCATCTCCAGCTGATTACGCCTTCTCTGCGAGGCACAAGGTGCGGGGCATAGCTCAATATGCCCCGCATCGTAAAATGCAAGGAGCGCCGCAGCAGCGGCGCGAACGGGGGAGAAAAAATGGACAAACTCGTGCCCGTTGTAATAAACGGTGATGCACACTATCTCAACTACTCGATTGAGGTCATGTTCGACGTAAACGATAAATACGGAGGTATCCGCGAGGCTCTGGAGCTGATGTCCGGCGACAAAAGAGAGTCGTTTGAAGTTGTGCGGTGGTTTCTGGTGCACATGGCCAATGACGGCGAATTGTGCCGCCGCATGCATGGGTATGATAATGGTCCGATGCTCGAGGAAAAAGACGTGTCCCTGCGCATCAGCCCTTTGGAGTACGCCACGCTCAAATCCGCGGTGGTCGACGCGATCAACCGCGGCTATCTGAGAGAGACAGCTGATCCAAATCAGGAAGTCGATCTCGGATTGGAGGAAATAAGATCAAAAAAAACAGAGGCCGGGGGATAAGAGCGCGGCATAACTATGACGCCGTAGTCGTTCTGCACTTGACGCGGCGCGAGTTCTACCGCATGAACCCCGGCCTTTTCTATGACATGGTGCAGATATACAACGACAGCCACCGCACGAATGCGGAGGCTGTCGATTCTGATTAATTGGCTTATGCGGATTTTTGCTGCGCACGAAACAGGTCGCGCCATAAGTCCTTGTTTCGCGTCTGAACAATCAGGTCAATATCGCGATAGGTTTTCTCAGGGTACTTTTCAAGAATGCGGTGTAAGCGGTAGCTGTAATGCTCTATATCGGCATAACTGCCCGGGTAAGAATCGCAAACGTCCCAAACTGCATGAAGGAAGTCTGCGCCTCGGCGGTTGATCTCTCCAATTTTCTTTTCCTTGCGGCGTTTGCACGCGCATTCGATCAGAGCAAGGATGATTCCCGGAAGCAGAAACGCCAGCGAGATCGGTACATATGGGATCAGCATATTGGTCCCTCCTTTTAGAGAATTATAGAGCATTTCACGCGAAATGTCAAGAAACGGGGTGGCAGAGTGCCTACAAGAGTTATATCGACGAAGTTTGCAATCCAGGGCGAGTCTGAATACAGATCGAGCGTGTCACGGATCAACGGCGAAATCAAAGCTCTGCAATCCGGCCTGAAACTGGTAGAGAGCCAGTATCAGACGAATGCCAACAGTCTGGAAGCTCTGACCGCAAAGCACGACGCGCTTCAGAAGGTGCAGGAAGCGCAGAAGCGGAAGGTTGACGAACTGCGCTCCGCACTGGAGAACGCCAAAACTGCCGAGACGACGTATACCCAGCAGAAAGAGGAACTCAGCTCCAAAATCGCCGAGAACAACAAGCGGCTTGAAGAACTGAAAAAGACAGCCGGCGACACGTCGGAAGAGGAAAAGAAGCTCAACGAGGAAAACAAGTCCCTCACCGAGCAGCTGCAGCGGTGCGAAGAAAATCTGACGGCAACAGAAAAAGGGATCAGCCGTTGGGAAAACCAGCTCAACAATGCCGAGATCGCGCTGAACAATACGGACGCAGAACTGCGACTGAACTCCGAATACATGGAGGAAGCCAAAAACAGCACGGACGGCTGCGCAACCTCCATTGACCGCTTCGGGAAACGTACAAAGGAAGCGTCTGACGCCACAGACAAGCAGAGTGCAGCTATTGGATCGCTTGCGGCAGCCCTTGTTGCGTCCGGCATTAAGAAAACCGTCCAAGAGGTTGCTGAGGCATTGGAGGCTTGTGTCTCTGCGTCGGCTGACTTTGAATACGCCATGAGCGGTGTCGCGGCCATCGCCTCCGCCTCCTCTGGTGAGATGAAAGCCCTGGCTGAGAAAGCCAAGATGATAGGAGCGAGTACAGTTTTCACCGCTGGTCAGGCAGCCGATGCGCTTCAGTACATGGCACTGGCCGGATGGTCCGCGGAAGAAATGCTCTCCGGCATCGACGGCGTGATCTCACTGGCCGCTGCGTCTGGTGAAGATCTGGCAAGGGTATCCGACATTGTAACCGACTCCCTGACGGCGTTTGGCATGTCTGCGAACGACACACAGCACTTCGTCGATATCCTCGCCAAGACGGCGGCAAGCTCCAACACAACGGTCACCATGCTTGGAGAGGCAATGAAATACGCCGCACCTGTTGCCGGCGCGCTCGGTTACTCTGTGGAAGATGTATCCGTGGCGATGGGCCTGATGGCCAATAATGGCATTAAGGGCAGCATGGCAGGCACTACTCTCCGAAACGTCTTTTCCGCACTGACGGGAGAGGTCAAATTGAGCGGTCAGGCATTCGGAGAAGTGGAGATCACCACGTCAAATGCAGACGGCACGATGAAGAGCCTGTCTGAAACGCTCAACGAGCTGCGCGGGTACTTCGACCAGATGACCGACGTCGAGAAGACGAACAATGCGCAGGCTCTTGCCGGGACACGGGCATATGCCGGACTGCTGGCTATTCTTAACTCGACAGAACAGGATTATGCAGGCCTGACCACAAAGATCAAAGAGTCCACTGGCGCGGCAAAGGCCATGGCTAATACCCGCATGGACAACCTCAAGGGCGACGTTACGCTGCTGGACAGCGCATTCGACGCACTCAAGATCGAGGTGGGCGATCAGCTCAACCCTGCCATTCGGGAATTCGTGGAGAGTGGTACAGATATTACCGAGTGGGCTACGCAGTTTATTAAGGACCATAAAGAACTCGTGCCGATCATTTCAGCCGTTACGGCCGGACTGGCAACATTGACGGCAATTGTACTCGGATACACGGTTGCTGTTAATTTGGTTATCCCTGCACTAAAGGCTTTTTTCGCGGCCTTGGCCAGCAATCCTGTTCTGCTGGTGGCAACAGCCATCGCCACACTCACTGCTGCGCTCATTGTTTTCTCGGCACAGATTGAAAGTGATATTCCCTCTGTCAAGGAACTGACAGAAGCATCGCGTGACATGCAGAAGACGCTGGAGGAGTCCGGAAAAGCTCTCACCGAAAGTCTGGACGGCGTCGATGCAGCCGCGAGCCTGGCAGACAAATACATCACCAAGCTCGAAGAGATGGAAGCGGCCGGACTGAACACGACGGAGCAACAGAAAGAATATCACAAAACACTTCTGATGCTCTGCGATACAGTCCCCGAACTGGCCGAATACATCGATCTGGAGAATGACGAGATCATCGGCGGAACGGCTGCGCTGCGAGAGAACACAGAGGCCTGGAAACAAAACGCAAAGCAGCAGGCATATCAGCAGCGGCTGACAGAACTTTACTCGGCGCATGCTGATGTGCTTCTCGAGGCTGAAATGAATACGCTCCGGCTCGGACAAGCCGAGGAAAAACTGAACGACATCCAAACGGAAAGGGGAGCGGTCATTGCTCGACAGAATGAGCTGATGGATGCCGCGCAGCAGGAAGCCGAAAAGCTCGCCGAAGAGACCGGCACATATGTCGATTTCATGAGCTTACTTTCTCCCGAGTATGACGAGCTGAGCAGACGCCTCGAAGAGCTGGTTGATGACGAAACTCACGCACAGAAGATTGTTGACAGCTATACCGAGGCAATCGAGATCAACGAGGAAGCTGTACAATCCGCCAAAGACGAGATCGCGCTGATGGAGCAGGCGGTGGAAGAGCTCACCGCAGCACAGGAAAAATCCGTTCCGAAAGTCGATGCGCACTCCGAGGCCCTGAAGAGTGTTCAGGCAAACCTTCAGGAGCTTGCCCATGCATATAAAGAGGCTTATGACGCTGCACGCGATTCCATCGACAACCAGATCGGCTTGTGGGAGAAGATAGACAACCAAGCCATCACGAGCGCCCAGACGCTGCAGGAGGCGGTCGATTCTCAAATCCAGTTCCTGCAGAGCTACAGCGAGAACATGGACTCGCTGCTTGCCAGGAATATCGAGGGCATCGAAGAATTTGCGAAAAACTTCTCTGATGGCTCAAAAGAGAGCGCCGCGGCTCTTGCTGGGCTTGCCACGGCCAGCGACGAAGAGATCCGGCGGATTATGGACAGCATGGCTCGCGTGGATACGTACAAGGACTCCCTTGCTTCGGTATTCGCCTCGCTGGAGACAAATCTGACCGGGACGCTGGACAATCTCGCGCAGGAATACGCGGACACCATCGAGGAAATCTCAGGCGTCGGCGCACAGATCGACTTTGGACCGTTCATTCAGGCTGTCGATAATGCGTTCAGCGACGTCGGCGTCAAGTTTGAAAGTGTCGGCTCCGACGTCGGCGACGGGCTTGCTGCAGGAATTGACGCGAGCATGGGCGGTGTCTCTTCCGCGTCCACAGCGGCGGCGCAGACCATCATCGACGCGGTCCGCACAACGCTTGACAGCCACAGCCCGTCCGTCGTTATGGAGAACATCGGCTCTGACGTCGACGAGGGCCTCGCCAGAGGCATCGAGAGCAGTTCGGATGATGTCATATCCGAAATGGATAAACTCGCCGGAGATCTTGCGGCAGCGGCCTCGGATGGCGCAGAAGAAGCAGTCACAGAGTTTGATACAGAGTTTTCACAGATCACAAATAAGACACAGGCACGGCTTGACGAGCTGAAGGCAGGAATAACAGCTTCTACGGACGCTTTGCCGAGCTCTATGGAAAGTGTCGGCCGGCAGATGGTTGACGGCATGATCCGCGGCCTGAACAATCGATCCAGCACCTTGTACTGGACGATCAGCAGCATCGTGAATAATGCCATCGCACAGGCGAAGAGCGCGGCGGCAGTTGCCTCGCCGTCAAAAAAGACCACGCAGATATTTGAATACGTCGGAGAGGGCATGATCGTCGGCATCGAGAAAAAGCGCCGTGAGCTGGAAGAAAAAATGCAGTCTGTGGTCGACTCTGCGCTCAATGTGGACGTGAAGAACAATCTTTCAGATCGAATGCTCTCGATCGATGACAGGACGGCCGAAGTTGCTTGCGTCCAGCCAACGGAGATATCGACGAATACGAAAAACTATAAGCGCGGCGACACGATCATCAATGTGTACGGCACCGAGGGACAGGACGTGAATGAGCTGGCGCGGCAGGTGTCCGAGTTGATCCAGGACGATGTTGACAGAGAGGAGGCTGTATGGGCGTGAGCAGTTTTTCATTTGACGGAGTATCCACGACCTCATACGGGATAGCCGTGACACAGGTAAACGCATACGCTGCCCCACAGCGATCCAGAGATATCGTGTCGGTGCCTGGGCGTAACGGTGATATCGTTTTCGATAATGGCCGATACGAGAATATCATCGTGTCCTATGACTGCGCTGTGATAAACACAGATGGCGATCTGGACGATTTCAGAGAACAGCTTATGTCACGGACGAACTATGTACAGATCATCGACTCTTACCATCCGGACGAATATCGCCTCGGCTTCCCGGTGGCGGGCATGATCCCATCCATGGAAGTCATGACAAAGGTTGGAAAGTTCCGTGTCGCATTCAACTGTAAGCCGCAGCGCTTCATCGTGATGATCACGCCGATTGTGCCGATTGATAACAGATCTGGAAGCGGGTCCGTTTCTCTCACGCATACCAATCCAACGCTCTTCCCGGCAAAGCCGTTGATTCGCGTGAAAGGATCCGGGACTCTCGGAATCAACAACGACACGATCACGATTGCAGCCAACTCGCTGTCATATATCGACATCGACTGTGACGTGCAGGACAGCCGCTGCGGAGCGACGAACGCCAATCAGTATATCTCACTCAGCGGAGACAGTTACCCAGAACTCGCGCCCGGCTCAAACAGCATCTCGGTCGGGCCAGGGCTATATTACGAACTGAGAAATCCAAGGTGGTGGAAACTATGATCCCTATTCTGTATCCGGAAAACGAAAATTCATTCACATCGGAGGGGCTTGGACGCCTCTCCGATGCTCTTTCCTGCGTTGTGGCGGAGGAGCGAAACGGGAAGTATGATCTGTCCATGACCTACCCGCTGGATGGACAGCATTGGTCTGACATTGCCCATTCCCGCATTATCTACGCAAAACCAGCGGATGGGAAAAGACCGCAGCCGTTCCGGATTTATCGGATTGGCAAGCCTCTCAACGGCCGGTGCAGCGTCTATGCGCAGCACATCAGCTATCATCTGTCGTTCATCCCGGTCATGCCGTTTACGGCCAGCGGGTTTTCGGCGTCTCTCAACGGGCTCGTGACAAACGCAGCGGAGACTTGCCCGTTCACGGTATGGACAGACAAGACAACGTCCGGTGATTTCACGGTAGCTGTTCCGACGTCGTTCAGGTCCCTCCTCGGAGGCGCGAACGGCTCGCTTCTGGACGTGTTCGGTACGGCTGAGTATGAGTTTGACAAGTACGCTGTCAAAGCGCACGTCAACCGGGGAACGGATCGTGGAGTCGTTCTCCGCTATGGCAAGAACATCACTGATCTTGAGCAGGAAGAGAACATTCAAAACACGATCACCGGCATTTGCCCGTACTGGCTCAACCGGAACGCAGGAACGTGCAAGACGCTCCCGGAGAAGGTGCTCTGGAGCAGCAACGCAGGGAACTTCCCGTTCAAGCGTACCGTTCCCGTTGACTTCTCTTCTGAATTCGAGACAGAGCCGACAGAAGCGCAGCTTCGGGCTGCCGGGAACGCATATATCACGAACAACAACATCGGCGTTCCGGAGGTTTCGATCAGACTGTCATTTGTCCCACTCTGGCAGTCGGAGGAGTATAAAGACTTGGCAAACATCGAGCGCGTCAACCTCTGCGACCCGGTAACGGTTGTCTACGAAAAGCTGGGTGTGTCGACAACGGCCAAGGTTGTCGCAACGGAATATGACGTGCTGAAGGAGCGGTATGTTTCCATCGACATCGGCACGGTGAGGACAACGCTGGCCAAGGCAACCGTCCAGGCACAGAACGATACCGAGGAAGAAATCAGCAAGTCAGAGAGTGCGCTGGAGCAGTACGTGAATTATCAGACGCAGCTGATTACCGGAGGAAAAGGCGGCTTCATCATCTTCAAGTACAACGCCAGCGGATTCCCGGAAGAAATGCTGATCATGGACACGGCCAGCGAATCCACGGCGACAAACATCATCCGGCTGAACAAGAACGGCATCGGCTTCAGCACGGACGGCGGCGTGACGTACAGTAACGCGTGGACAATCGACGGCCATCTTAACGCGGACTTCATCACGACCGGAACACTTCTCGGCATCACGCTGAACGGCGACACGATCATCGGCGGTACGATAACAGGCACGCTGATCACAAGCACCGGGACATATCCTACCGGCGTCACTGGCACCCTGACGATGAATGCCGGCACGCTCAAGAGCGTTGGCACAGGAAACAACGTGAATGTCGAAGGCGTTTTTGAAGCATCTGGAGTTGAACTTGTAGATAAATCGGATCCAAACGATGTATGGAAAGTGACCATTATGCCTGATCTCATGCAGTACAGTGCTGTAGACCAAGGAAAAACAACAACAATCTCACCGACTGGCGTCAGTACGGACGGCAATTTGACACTTGGAACTACCTCACTATCCGAGGCACAACTCCAGAGGCTTCTGGCCCTGATATAAGGAGGTGGACGGAACATGTTGGTAAAGACGCTTGATCTTGATGTCGTGCCCGGGAAGGAGCGGAAAAAGATTTGGCTCAGTCAGAATGACGAGAACTTTGCGCTCGTTTTCAAGTTGTATGCCAGGTATGGGGAGCTGACCATTGAACCAGGGACGACAGTGAAGATTAACGGCAAGACGTCGGACGGAACAGCGTACACGGCTGACGCATCAATTGTCGGGAAGACCGTAACGGTAGAAGGTGATGGAGCAATGACGGCCGTACCGGGTGACGGACTCTTCGAGATCGAACTCACCCACGGAGATAAGCGCATCAGCACGGAGAACTTTATCATTCGCATCGAGTCTCCGGCGCGCAGCACATGAGAAAGGAGAGATGACAATGCTTACACATTCGTTTGACCTGGACATGATCCCGGGCATCGTGCGGCTCGAACGTCGGCTGAATCAGTACGACAGCGACTTCCAGCTTGCAATCCACCTGGTGTCACGTCCCGGGGGCTTTGAAATCCAGTCGGGCACAACGGCAGAGATCAGAGGCACAAAGCCTGATGGAAACGGCTATTCAGCAGCCGCGACTCTGGATATCGAGCACGCGATCGTGACCGTCGCCGGCGACGAGCAGATTACGGCTGTGGCCGGGAAGGGCATGTTTGAGATCACACTGTTCCATGGCGAGGACGAGCTCAACAGCGCCAACTTCTACTTGATTGTCGAGCGCGCAGCACTGGACAAGGACACGATCGTGTCTGACAGCGTCGTGAGAGAGCTTATCGACGTTATGGATGACATCGAAGAGATCGTGGCCAACGCGAACGCGGCATCGTCCAACGCTCTCAAGAGCGAAGCGTATGCTGTCGGCCAGCGAAACGGGATAGACGTATCTTCTGATGATCCGGCCTATCACAACAACGCCAAATACTACGCGGAACAGATGGACGCGCTGCTTAATACGCTCGGGCTGTCCGTCGTAGATGGTGCAATTAACGTCACATTCGAAGAATAAAAAGGAGGAAGAAAAATGAGTTCAGTAACAAAACCGCCCCTTCTGGATGAAACCGGCAAGAACATGTTGCTCGCCTTGGAGGCTGTCGTTGACGCCATCAACGAGATGTCTGGCGGCGTTCTTCAGACGTGGGCGCAGATCCAGAGCGCCGTCCGCCACGGGCGAATTGGTCACTATGTGCAGCAGGGCAGTCAGCTGGAGGTTGAAAGCTCCATCCTCGTTACCGCGGCTGCCGTTGGAGAAGGACTGTCCGTCAGCGTAAACAAGGACACGTTCCTTTCGATGGTTTCCACAACCCCCGGTCTGTATGAGTACGTCTATACTGGCGCAGCGTGGCATCACGGCACTGAGGCAGTGTCTCTCACGAACATCGGTATTACGCTGACCGGCACACCGCACGACGGCGACGAAATTGTGGTAACGATCACTGGCAGCGAGGCAGATTATGACGTCCTCGGCATCGACGAAGACTTTCCCATCAACACGGGAACGCCGCACGTCCTGTCCATCAAGCGAAACAGAATTCTGTCTTCAATCAATTTCGATCCGCCTATGTATTTGTATGCGGTAACCGCTGCTGCATGGCCCAATGGCCTTCCTGCAGGTACCTATAACGTCACGCTCAACCATGCCGCGAGTAGCGGCGGGACGGTACAGGACGGAACGTATCAGTTCACCACTACGCAGACGATCCCCGTTGGCGGCGGAATTCGGCACAGCTCGATCGGCGCTTATCGAAGTGACGGAAATTATACCAAAGCGCAGATTTTGGCTGGTACATTCACAACCTATGCCGCGGATACTATCACTACGCTTGAGACGGGACTCGTGACGACAGAGGGCAACGAAGGCACGAACCTCGGAACGACAACGGCACGCGATCCGCAGTATAAATCCGGCGACTACATCTTCTTTGCTGATTGCCAGGCCCGTGGGTGCAACCGCTATGGCTGGAGCTACATCCGGCAGTTGCTTAACTCCGACGATGCCGTGTTGCAGTGGAAGCCCGCGTCGATCTGGAGCCGTAATATCTCCGCGCAGCCGGAGGGCTTCCTTCATAGTATTGATCCCAACCTCCGAAAGGTTCTGTGTAAGGTCAGAAAGAGACATGCCTTGCCGATCAATTTCGGTTACGGCTATGAGGATCTGGAGGATTATGTTACGCTTGATTCTATCCTTGATGTCTTTGGGCAGTCCAACAATAGCATTTACGAGGGCCCAGTAGATGACGCGGGTACGGTGATCAGGAAGGAGGCGTATTCCTACTGGAAAGCGCGCAACACCAACGCCGATCGCATTAAGCGTGACTCTGGCGGCAATGCAGCGGCATGGTGGCTGGATAGCGCGAACCCCTCCAACGGCAGCAGCGTGTTCAGCGTCTATTCTTCGGGGGCCCGCAACGGCAACTTCGCGAGCAACGCCTACGGGGTCGTGCCCAGCCTGCATATCGGATAATCCGGCCGTCGCAGCGAAAACGGCGCTGCGACAGCAGCGTCGTTTTCGCGAAAAAAATTCCTGTTACGGATATGGTAATATTCTTCCGAAAATGTAACGACTTTTTCCAAATCCGAGCATAGGAAATAATCTCGTGCTATTATGCCGATTGAAGGTGATTGAGAAATGCCGGCACGCGGAATGAAGATGAAGAATATTACAGAGAAGACTCCGGCCCTGCGAGCGGCGAACGAGTTTTCCGAATATGTGCTGAGGCTGCTATGCAAAGAGGACCTTTTCCCGAAACGGTCAAGGTGGCTTATGAGCGGCAAACTGGCGGATATGGTCAATGACTTTCACACTGCAATCTTTCGTGCCAACGAGATCAATGTAGTCACGCCTCAAGAGCGCGACGAGCGTCATTATCAGATCACAATGGCGCTTGCGCATCTGATGGCGATTGATGCCAAAATGAATTTGGCGATGCGCGTTCTGGACATTGAGCCGAATTTGCTTGAACACTATGCGCACCTTGCCAACGAGTGCAGAAGCAGGATCATGACATGGAAGAACAGCGACAAAAAGCGGTATGGCAGCCCTGATGGGCTGAGCAATATCGAGGGAGACAGCTAATGTATGTGTCCCCGGCGTCTTTGCGTGCGTCTGGCGCGGCGCGAACCCCTCCAACGGCAACAACGTGTTCAACGTCAATTCTTCGGGGGCCCGCAACAACAACAACGCGAACAACGCCAACGGGGTCGTGCCCAGACTGTGGGATCGTGAGCGTCGAGTAAGCATTGTCCGAAAGCAAAGCACTCACACAGGGAGCTGTGTTCCTGACCGAAAGGCAAAAAGAGGCCGTGCACGGAAAGTCAAAACCGTGCCTTAGTGACGCCGGAGCTTGAGGTGTCCGGCTATCAGCAGCGGCGACGTGAAGCCGCCCCGTTTATCGGGGCCGCTTCACTTTATTATGCGGAGTACAGAGCAATGGGGTACGATGAGGCTATTACCATGCATGAGCTCGTCCGGGCTATACGGGAATGCAAGCGCGGAGTATCCTATAAGGCAACGCCGATGGATTGGTACTATCACAGTTTGATGCGGGCAGAGACGTTGAAGCGGGACATCTCCAGCGGACGGTACAAACTTCGTCCGGGCTGCAAGGTGCAGATCTATCGTCCAAAGAGGCGGGAGGCTGTTGCCCCGTGGTTTCGAGATCGCGTCTGGCAGCGATCCATGTGCAATAATGGCATATATGAAGACCTGACACGAGATTTCATCTTCGATAATCCAGCTTGCCAAATAGGGAAGGGGACGGATCAGGTCGTCAGGCGCACCGTTCAGATGCTCCGGAAGCTTTACATGAAGGACGGCATGAACGACGGATACGGTATCCATATCGATGTCCGGAAGTATTTCCCGAGCACGCCGCATTCCCTGCTCCATGATCTGGACGAGGCGGTTATAACTGACCGGAGGTATATGCCATTCCTGCATGAGATCGTAGAGAGCACTACCGACGAGAGAGCGGCAGAGGATAAACAAGCAGACCCGTTTGGGGAAAGAGGCACCGGGCTTGGAAGCCCTATCAATCAGCTTCATCAGGTTGCGCTGCTCTCCCATCTGGACCATGAGCTGAAATGTTTCTGCAAATACTACGAACGGTACAATGATGATTTCCTCGTGCTCGACAAGAACAAGGCGACGTGCGAACGGGCCCGCGAGCTGATCTCTGAACGCCTTTACGAAATGGGCCTGACGAGCGTTGACAAGAGCGGAGTCTTCCAGCTCTGCGACGGTTTCTACTTTCTGCGAAAGCGTTTCGTCCTGACAGATACAGGGAAGGTCATTATCAAGATGCACCCAAGCACTCCAAAGTCTGAACGGAGAGCGTTGCTTGGAATGAATGAGGCGCTCAAACGCGGGGAGATTACCATGGACGACATCCGAAACCATTATCAGGCGTTCATAGCCAACGCATCGTACTGCACATGCACAGGCCTTGTGAGGGATATGGACAGCTTTTATACGAAAGTTTTCAGAGAAAGACCAAAGTACAAAAAAGTGAGGAGGATCTTATAATGATGAAAAGTCCCATCAAGTCCGCAGAAGCGCGGGTAGCTGAGCTGACTCGAGAGAATGAGCGGCTGCTCGCACAAACGACGAGGCTCAAAGAGACAGTGGCGTTCCTGGGCGTCTTGAATGACGTCGATATTGACGATCTCTACAACGATGGAGGTGTTGAAAATGGCGAAGGCTAAAGCCGCGGCTCATTCAAAATTCTTCGAACTTGCCAAGAGAAAAAAGGAAAGCGGCGCATGGACGGCGAAGATGATCGAAACCTTGACCGCCGCAGGGAAACTGACAGAAGAGGAGTGCGCGCTCATCCTGGGCGAATAATTCCATGACAAATATGCAACTGATAGACGAGCTTTGCCGTATAACAGAACGGCTCGTTGATTTGGTGCGCGAGATGGCAAACCGCCTCTCTCAGCTTGACAGTCTGAACGAGGAAGAACAGAGGGCCATCATTGACATCGAAAAAACGTGCGCGGATCTGGCCGGCAATGTTGTCAAAAAGTAAGGGGCTGCTACGGCGGCTCCTTTTCAGTTGCACGACAAAAGCCCGTGGGGAACACCCGCGGGCTTTTCCTGTGGGAGGTGATATTATCGTTGGATAATCCAATTACATTCACGCCTGGGCAGCTTGTCGCCACAATTCTCTCCATCTGTGCCGGAATTTGTGCCATAGGTGCCGCGATCGGCTGGGTCATAAAGGCCGTAAAACGCGTTCAGAAACCAAACCAAGACCAAAACAAACGGCTCGACGAAATCGAGGCCAGACTCAAAGAGTATAGCCTGTACTTTAAACGTGACAAAGAGCGTCTGGATGAAATGGACGATGGAAGCCGCGTTACGCAGCGGGCAATCCTCGCACTTCTGAGCCATGGAATAGACGGAAATGACATCGATTCCATGCGAACCGCCAAAAAGGAACTGACAGATTTCTTGACAAGGAGATGAGACAAGTGACAAATAGAGTGTACGATAATCTGAAATACATTGCACAGATCATCCTTCCTGCGCTTGGAACCCTGTATTTTGCGCTTTCGCAAATCTGGGGCCTCCCGTATGGGGAAGCAATCGTCGGCACAATCGCGGCGATTGACGCATTCCTGGGCGCGGTGCTGAAGATCAGCAGCGACCGTTTTTACAAGGTAACCAAGAAGGAGGAAAAGAGCAATGAAGACAGCGAATGAGGTCTTGGACGTTGCCCGTTCCCAAATCGGTGTGACGGAGAATCCCCCAAACTCGAACTGTACTCCCTATGGCAAGGCATACGGCTGGAATGGCGTGCCTTGGTGCGTGATTTTTTTGTGGTGGTGTTTCAGGGAGGCTTGGGCCTCCGACTTGTTCTGTGGCGGCGAGAAAGTCGCGGCAGTCGAACAGGTGATCCACTACGCCAAATCCCATGGCCAGTGGGTGACGGCGCCATATAAGCCCGGTGATGTGCTTTGCTATGACTTCGAGCTGGACGGCAGCGAGGATCACGTCGGCATCGTCGAGAGCGTAAACGTTGCCAGCGTTGTCGCCATAGAAGGCAACACATCGGCTTACGGGAGCCAAGACAACGGCGGAGCTGTGCTCAGAAAGACGCGACCGCTCTACCAGATCATGGGTGCACTGCGCCCCGAGTATTACGATGAGAACGGCGGAGACGATGAACCTGTTGTTCCGGATAATCCGGACGACGACAATGAAACGGAGGAGTTCGACGTGGCAACTCTCAAGATGATATCCAAAGGCAGCGGCGGAAGACAAGTCCGCTCGATGCAGATGCTCCTGATCGGCTATGGGTTTAGCTGCGGGAGCTATGGCGCAGACGGCGTGTGCGGCGTAATGACCGATGCGGCGATCCGCTCCTTCCAGCACTCTGCTGGTCTCGAAGAAGATGGCATTTGCGGCCCGCTCACCTGGGCCGCTCTTCTCGGTGCCAATTGACGCAGCCGGAGGCTCTCACGAAGAGAGCCTCCGGCTTTTTACACTTTACTTGAAACTGCACTTGCAACTGCGCGCAAGGTTGTTGCAAGTTTTATTTGTTGCGCTTCGCAATCGCCCAGTCTGCCAACGGCAGAACGCATCCAGCCCAGTCTCGGATTGCCTCATCCGTCCCACAGGCATCACAGATATACACCTTAGCGTACCGGCTCAGCGCGTTGGTGTGCAGTCGATCCTTTACGGTCATTTTCCCGCAGCGGGGGCAGAAGCGTATGCCGTCGGTCTGCACCTTGGCAAAGGCCTTGATCTTCTTCTTGGCGTCCTCCGTCTCGAACATCGCGCTGAATTCCTCGAAGCTCGGCAGCCCGGCGGCGGCCATGGCGTCGCTCGCCGCTTGCAGCTCATCGGGCGTCCAATCCTTACTCATTGTTTTCTCCTTTCAATTCGACCTCCAGTACCGGCCCGTAATTCGGATATGTTTTTGCGGTGACTCTTTCCACTTCCCTATCTGCGCGATAAGAGCCGCCTTTGTATTCTTCCTTGCGGGTCATGCAAAGCGTTTTGCTTCTTATCACGATAAATACATGAGATAATGGTGCTACTTCCCATAGCTCTTTTACTGTCATCTCACATTCCTTTCTCCCCGTACTGCCGTTAGGTCAGCGTTCAGATTATAAGTGGTGGTCGTACTTGAACCTGCTGTTGTTTCCGGTCAGCTGGATCGGCGTCACCTCGAACAATGAGCCATCCCGCTCATAGTGTTCCGTCCAAGCGCACCCTCCGTACTTTTTCAAATACTGCTTGGCGATGGCGATTGAGCAGAGGAAGAAGTCGTTGACTCGTTCGACCTGCTCACGCTTATCCGCGGGGATGGTGTCGGGGAAGATTTCGTGACCGCTTTTCAGGATCACTCCACAGCCGTTTTCCAAGAGAGTGCTTTCTGCCGTCCCTTCCGGGAACTGATAATAGGAAAGTCGCATTTCGTTTTCCTTTCTGCCCTCGTAACCTCCGGGGCGGGCATCTATCATTCAATGGCGGACTCGATGCTGCTGATAGCTTCCTCCAGATTGCTGACGGCGTCATCCAGATTGTCACAGGCTTCCTCTGCCCGCTCGTACCGTTCGCTGCTCTGAAGGTTTTCAGGCATGTTGTCCCGGTAGTCTTCCTCTTCCTCTTTCAGCTCTTCCAAGCTGGCTTTCAGTTCCTCGAGCTGGTCAATGATCTCCTGCAAGGACTTTCTGCGGATCTTGTTCATTCTGCTTCCTCCTTATCTCAGGTCGAATACCTGTCCGCGAACTTTGATGGTGTACTTTACGAATTGCTTCCCGGAGCGGCTCTTAACGTGGTGCTTGGTGATGCTTTCGATCTCCGTTGACTTGACGGTCTTGCACTTCGGCTGACGCCGGACGTATGGAAGCACAACTTCCTTCGCCTGATCGCTGAGCTCCTGCCTTTCCGGAACATATCTTTCGTAATACCTGGCGCTGGCCTTTTCCTGCTGCGCGATTGCCTCCTCCCACGTTCCGTACCACTTTTTGTCGTTGCGGCTGGCTCTCCCAATCTCATAGAATCTCTTGGACGAGAGAACTTCAAGATTTTGGTTCCAAACAGTGCCCCAGGTACTTGCACTGTGCGGTGTCACGTCATCGGTCACGCGTCCGACGATGAGCTCAATGCCCTCCATGTTGTAATACCGATCTCCGATCCTCTCGCATGGCCGGCAGAAGCTGTCAAGGAGTATCCGGATGATCTCTTTTCCATCTGTCAGGTCAATCTTTCCAATCTCGCCCTGGCTGCCGTTCATCGTGGCGGTGTTGATCGTGTATCCCTTGGCCAGATACTCTGTAACCTTCTCGGTATACTCGCGGTTGATAGTTTCGAATTTCATGTCGTTTCTCCTCTCAATACTTCGTGTTCTTGTGATCGTCCAGGTGCTTGAAGAAGTCGTCGACCTCGGCGAGAGTTCCGAGCACATCCTCGTAGGCACCAAGGCCGCTGGCGCGGATGATTCTGTAGTAGCCCTGGCGGTTTCTCAGGAGACCGAGGCCGTTCGCCTCAGCAATCTTGGTGGCCGTCCTTGTGAGCTTTCCCATGCTCTGGATGTTGTGGTCTTCGCCTCTCTCAAACGCGGTCTTGGAGTTGATGTGATCGATGTACCTCATTTTGATTTCTCCCTTGTGTTTTCTACCCAGCTGTGTTATCTTGAGGGGGAGGGGAGATTTCCTCTCCCCCTCAGCCGGGGTTAGTCCTCGGTGTCGCCCTGCTTGATCTTGCTGGGCTTAATCGTGATCGTGATCCGGTCTGCCAACTCTGGATGATCTGCGATAAGCTTCAGAAGTTCTTGCAGGGCTTTTTCTTTTTCGCTCAATTATCTCGCCTCCTTTTGTCTCTTTCTGGTTATATTATAAACTATTCGGTTTAATTTGTCAACCCTTTATTTTAACTTTTTTGTATAAATTTGAGAAATTTTCGTTGACAAAATAACCTGTTTGGTTTAATATGGACGGCGAGGAGGCGTGATCATGACAGCACGACAAATAGTTGAAATGGGCGTTGCATACGCTGGCATCTCGAATTCCGAACTTGGCCGTCGACTCGGCTGGTCTCCGCAGCTGCTCAATAAGCGGTTGAACACGGGGAAGTTCACCGTGGAGGAGTGGGAGAAGATAGCGGAGGCACTTGGGGCAAGGACATTCTTGGGCTTCGAGTTCTCGGACGGCAAGAAGATAGGCCTATGACGGCAACAGTTCCTGATGACATAAAAAGCCCCGGGCACTTGAAGCACCCGGGGCAAGGAGTTCCGTCCTATCCTTTCCTTGTATCAGAATTGTCGTCAGGCACATACTGGAGGATATCGCAGACATCGCACGACAGAGCCTTGCAGATAGCATTGAGATGCTCCAGTGATATTCGATCGCAGAAGAATTCATTGTACATGTGACTGATTGTTGCAGCTCTGATACCCGTGATACGCGATAGAGCGGATTGCGTCATACGCCGTTCGCCAAGGCGTGTGGAGAGTAATATTCTTATCATAGACTGTAACTCCTTTACGAGAATGTACCATATAATTACACTCCTCGCTTGAATTTGGAAGAAGTTTACGCCTTTGGGTAAGATTATGTCGAAACGCGTAACAGATTGGCCCAAACAGGCGGCGGACCGCGAGCGCAGAAAGCTGCTCGAAAAAAAGGAAGAGGCCAGCTCATACGGCTGACCTCTTTCTCTGATAAGTCACTTCAAAGAAGCGTTTGAAGAAACGGTGTTCTCGAAGGACTGATATGGTGCTACACTCGGGACTGCTCGAGAACACCGCGCCGCCAGGTGGATCATCACCCGAGGATTCTGATAGTCCCGGATAATCGAGGTCAATGTCTGTGCCGTAATTGTAGTGGATGGTGATCTTCTCGTCGAAGACGTAGACGGCGCGGACGAATACGCTGATCACGTTTCTGACAAAGCTCCGGTCTGTCCAGTCTCCGTCGCGGAGGGAGAAGAGCCATCCGCTGACCTCTTCAGGAGCGGGCAGACGGTCGGCAACGTCCTCCAGCCGGATTGCTTCCTCGATCTCGTTCCTTGCGTCTCTCAGCTCTTCCATGCGCTGCTGCGTGAACTCGTTGAACACGCCCGCGCCGATAGCCTTCAAGAAGTTTTCAATTTCCGTGTTCACCGCTGCAAGCTCGCCCTGCAGCGTTTCTTTTTTTCTGTCGCTGCGGATGGACTCTGTTGCCCTCCTGTACCCGTCCACGATCCACGCAACCAGATTATCGTCCATCAGCTCCGCTTTTACGGCCTCGATCACGAACGCCTCAAGAGGCTTCTGCGGTTCGTTCTTTTTATCACACGCCTTGTCGTACCGCTTCCGGTTGCAGGCATAGTAATTGAACTTCTGCCCGGACTTCCCGGTACCCGTCTGTGCGGTCATGGGAGAGCCGCATTTCCCACAGAACAGTTTTCCACCCAGCAGGTATTCGTCGTTCATCCGCTGCTTCCCCCTTGGCTTCTTTTTCGTTCTCAGTATCTCCTGCACACGGTTGAACGTGCCCTTGTCCAGGATGGCCGGTATTCCGTCTTCGATCATGATGTCCGCAAAGCGATAGACGCCTACGTATTTGTCGTTTGTCAAAAGACGCTGGAAGCTCTGTTTCTTCCATTCACCGCCCCGCCTCGTGCGGATCCGGCGCCGGTTCAGGTCCGTTTGGATATCTGCAATGCTCCAGCCGTTGACGATCCTCGAATAGATCTCTTTGACGATCTCCGCCTCTTCTTCGACGATCTCAAACCGTCCGTCTTTCCCTTTCCGATATCCGAAAGGCGGGAGGTTGTTTACCTTGGCCTTTGATGCGTTATCCATCATCCCGCGCTTCACGTCTTCGGCGAGGTTTTCAATATAGAACTGGTTGACGTTCATCATGTTGCGGAGGGCAAATCTCCCCGCCGCAGTGTCGTCAAAAGACTCCTCCACATAGAGACAGCGAATGCCCAGCTCGGCGAGCTTCTGCTCGTTCATCATGGCCTGCAGCATATTTCTCCCGATGCGGTTGCTCTTCCATGCAATGACGTAATCAAACGTTCCGGTGGCCGCGTCGTGCATCATACGCTGGAACGCGGGGCGCTTGTCCGTCTTTCCCGAGATTGCCCGGTCCGCATATCGCTCGATAATGCTCAGACCCTCACGCGCAGCATATGCCTCACACGCCTTGTACTGCTGCTCAATGGATACGTCCCGCTGGTTATCTGACGAGTATCGGGCATAGATAACGGCTGCACCGTCTGTCAGCGGCTTCTTTTTCAGACAAACTCACCCCTTTCGCCCGCGTACTATGATTTGATCAGGACAGTTTTACGGCGGTCCCGGTCAGGTACAAGTAATCCGCCATGCCGGAGGAGTGGTATGCGTCAGCTTTGAATCCGACAATGGCGTCTGCTTTCATCTGCGTTGCATACTCCAAAAGCTGAGCCATTGCCTCGTCCATACCAGTGTGCCAGCCTCTGTCAACACCCTTCTTTGTCGCTCCGATTGAAGCCAAAACGCAGGAACTGACGATGCCAAGATAACTGCTGATCTGCTTTCCTTCAACGGTAGGCGTTGTTGTGATAATCATTCTTCTCCAACCTTTCTCAATATCTTGTGTTCTTCGCTTTGCTTCCTTGTGTATGGCCCGTAATGTTTTGACGCCAAGGCGTAAACTTCTCCATAACCCCGTGCATGTTTTTACACTTTGTGATATGATACGGTCACTGTCGGCAGCACTTTACAGGAAAGGAGCTGCATCATGACAAAAAGGGAAATCAACGACCTTGTGAAGCAGATCGAAGCTCTCCCACCGCAAACGCGAGATGTCGTTTTGCAATTTCTGGGTGTTCTTGAGCAAGAGCAACAAACTCGACGAGCTGCTTCTGCAAATCTGCGTCAAGAATAGAGATTCGGCCAGCAAGCTCGCTGCCCTTCGGGGCGGCGGGCTCTTTTTTTCTTTCCTCGCCATATAACAAGTAATCAACAGAAACGCCCAAATAATCAGCAATGCTGTGCAAACGTTCACCCGGGAACTCGCCCTTCCTCAATTGTGCAATATAGGCATTTGCAAAGCCAAGATCACGCTCAAGCCTTGCGATAGGTATCTTTCTCTCTTTGCAGATTGCCTTTACCCTCTCAACGCTGTTCATATAGTCCTCCGAAAAAATTGAGAAAAACCTAAATTTTGGGTTGACAAATTAGAGAACAGGCTATAATATGGGGGTAGAGATTAGAGATACCCCTACATATCAATAGAGTGTCCTCAAATGATTTGTGGCTATTTCATTTTAGATTGTTTTCTATTGTATGTCAAGGGGGATTCAGATAATTCTCTAAATATGAACTGAGAGGAAGGAGGAGAGAGGATGATCTTTGAGAATATCCAGCGGCTCTGTGAAGCAAGAGGCATCACGATTGGCGCGCTGGAAAGGAGCTGCGGTCTCGGCAACGCTACCATTCGCGGCTGGGAAACCAGCAACCCGCGCGTCGACCGTCTCAAGATCGTGGCAGATTACTTCGGCGTAACGGTCGACGCTCTGATCACGGGCACTGGAAACTGAGGAGGGCGATAATCCCAAACGAAATCCAAGTAACAAAAAATGCCGTCATCCATGCAGATAACGGCAAAGGGGGAGGCTCTGATCGCAGCGATTGAGACGGGGCTGCTCCCGGAGATCGAGAAGGACGGCGTGCGCGGATACGATGACGAGCTTTTCTCACGCTTCTGGCACGAGTTCGTTGCCCGGATGCAGATGTGGCACGATTGGCCTTACGGCAGCAGGTAACGGACGATCAGGGCGCTGATCACGCCGGCCGCTACAGCATCTGAGGGCATGAAACAACAGAATACTATCCGTTCCCCCGCGCCGGTCCGCCGTCTCCTTTTCTTCACGCGGCTCCCGGCCTGGGCAACCGACGAGCTGCTTCTTTTTGCCGTTCATACGATGTCAGTTCACTCACCCTCCTGATAGATCGGCGCGGGCCGGCGCAGGGGAACGGATAGGAGAAAGGAGAAGAAATGAAGATCGACTTCAGCAAAATTCCGGAACGGCATCAGACCGACCTCTGCATTGCGGCCATACGCGGCTGCATGGAGGCAATGAAAACGCCCGAGGGTCGCGCAGCGATCGAGAAGGGAAAGCAGAAGTATCTCCTGATGAGGGAGAGAATGGAAAGAGGTGAGATCGAATGAAGCGTATGACCGGAACGCGGATCGTCTGCGCCGTTGCCGCGCTTGTCGGCGTCTGCGGTTTTCTGCTTGCGTTCGGCGCAGTCGGCGCTGCCGAGAGCAGCGGATCGATCTCGTCCATGATCATCCCCGCGGTTGTCGGCCTCGGCCTTATGGCCATCGCCGTTGCCATCGGGAACTCTACGCATGGAAGGAGGTGAGACTATGAAATACAAAACCTGTCCCGAATGTGGAGCGCATCTCGACCACGGCGAGCGGTGCGACTGCCGGGGCAAAAAAGAGGACGCACCCTCCGCCAAGGATGCGCCCAAAAAACACCGACCTGATTGTGATGGATCAGGAACTGTATCTATTCTATCCCAAATTGACGACGCTGTCAATAGGAACGATCTTCCGGCCTTTATGGATTGCCTCGGTATCCGCGCGAAAGAGGCCACGACGGCGCTGAAAGAGCGCTTTGATCTGCTCGACAAGAGCATCATATTGAAGTGCTGTGAGCCGGAACGCTACGGCTGCGTGCTGCACCCGGACGGTTATCAGATCCTGCGGGGCATGTTCCCGGAAAATGCATCAGGCCCCGCGAGCCCTCCAGAGCGCTCCAGAGCGCGCAGAGGGGACAGACATAAACTGACCGCCCGAGTCATGGCAAGGCTGCCAGAAGAGAAGCGAAGGCAGTTGCAACTGTATCTCCGCTTTGAGGGATACAGCACCGTGAACGACTGGATCGTTTCACAGGTGGATCAGTACATCGAAAGGATGGCGAAGAAGTATGGTTGACGATCATCCCGTGATCCGGAACATGGAGCGCACAGGATACCCGGACGGAAAAGAGCCGGACTATCCGCATTGCCCGATCTGCGGCTTTGAGTGCGGAACCGTGTACTACAACAGAGACGGTGAAATCGCCGGCTGCGACGAATGCATGAGCAGCCGCGACGCGTGGGAAGCCGAAGAGTGCTTCCCCGGAAAGGAGCAGTAATGGCAAAGTTCATCTTTACCTACGGCAGTGAGGGACAGCCCTTTGTCGGCGGCTGGACGGAGATCCAGGCTGACGACGAAGATCAGGCAATCGCGGCCTTCCAAATCTTCCACCCCAACAAGGACGGCTTTCTGAACTGCTGCTCCGTTTACACGGAGGACGAGTTCAAGCGTACACGGATGGCGGGGCCGAAGGGAAACCTCGGTCGCTTCTGCCATGAAACGATCACCCTGCAGCGCAGCGTGATCGAAAACTGAAAGGAGTAAACTTATGCAGTTTCACGATCTCCAGAAGATGCTTCTGGATAATTTCAACTTATTGCACACGGCATACGGCGCGGCATTCCAGACCGATGCTGACAAGGACAGGCTGTGGAGTGTCTACCTTGAGAGCTTTCCGGAGAGAAAGAACCCGATCTACCGCACGCGGCGCGAGTTCGACTGCTCCTGCTGTCGGCACTTCATCAAGAGCATCGGCGGCATCATCTTCATCGATGATCAGCAGCAGACGCACACCATCTGGGGCTTCCAGATTTCTGATCAAGACTTCCAGATAGTCCTCGACGCGCTGGACACCTATGTAAAGAGCTGCGCAATCACAGGCGCCTACCTCTCCGCGTTCTCGTCAGTCGGCACAAAGCAGTCGCATGAATCCGACGCTGACGGAAACGTGACAACCTGGGAACACTTCTACCTGCCATTGCCCGCCGACATGATCCACCGCAGCGGTAGGACGATTGACACCGAGCTGTCCCAGCGACGCGATACGGCGCACGTTTTCGGGCGCTCGCTCAACGAGATCTCGATGGACGCGATTGACACGGTTCTCGACCTGATCGGCTCTAACACGCTCTACAAGGGCTCGGAGTGGAAGAAACCGCTCGAAGAGCTGAAGAAGTACAAAGAGGAGTATGAATCGTTGCCGGCGCCGCGCCGCAAGATGTACGTCTGGAAGCAAAGTGGAAAGGTCGGCCCCGTCATCGGCCGCATCAGGAACCACTCCATCGGCGTCCTGCTGAGCGACATATCGAACGGCACGGATCTGAACGCCGCGGTCACGAGCTATGAGCGGATCGTCGCTCCGGCGAACTACAAGCGCCCGAAGGCAATCTTCACCGCCAAAATGCTCGAAGACGCAAAGCAGAAGATCATGGAGCTCGGCTACATGGACTCCCTCTCCCGCCGTTACGCAAAGCTCGATGATATCACGGTGAACAACATCCTGTTCTCCAATCGCGACGCTGCGAAACGCATCAAGGGCGGCGTGTTCGACGAGATGCTTGCGGAGGCAAAGACCTCTCCGAAGAAGTTCGACCGCGTTGAGGAGATTCCTATCGAGAAGTTCATCGCCGACGTCCTCCCGACTGCAAAGGAGCTGGAGGCGTTCATCGAGAACCGCCACACCCGGAACATGGTCTCCCTTATCGCTCCCGTCAATCCCGACGCACCGTCCATGTTCAAATGGGGCAACCCGTTTTCGTGGGCGTACTCGGGCAACATGACCGACAGCAACATCCGCGAGAACGTCAAGAACGCGGGTGGCAACGTCGACGGCGTCCTTCGGTTCTCAATCCAATGGAACGACGGAGCCGAATGGAGCCAGAACGACCTCGACGCGCATTGCGTGGAGCCCAACGGCATGCACATCTTCTTCAGCACGAAACGCTCCCAGAAGACCGGCGGCTGGCTCGATGTGGACATCACGCATCCGCACAGAGGCGAGCCCGCGGTCGAGAACATCTCGTGGCCGTCCAAGTCGCGGATGATCCCCGGCGAGTACGTTTTCTTCGTCCACCAGTACGCCAACAGAGGCGGTCGCGACGGCTTCCGCGCCGAGATCGCGTTCGACGGGCAGACGATCCAGTTCGACTACCCGAAGGAGTTGCGGCAGGACGAAAAGGTGAAGGTCGCCACCGTCACGCTCCACAAGGATGGTACGTTCAGCATCGCGGAACACCTCCCGTCCTCGACCGCCTCGAAAGACCTGTGGGGCGTGAAGACCATGAGCTTCGTGCCCGTCACAGTCGTCATGCTCTCCCCGAACTACTGGGACGAGCAGAAGGGGATCGGCAACAAGCACTATATGTTCATGCTGAAAGATTGCGTGAACCCGGAGAAGCCAAACGGCTTCTACAACGAGTTCCTCAAGCAGGAGCTTGCAGAGCACAGGCGCGTGTTCGAGGCGCTCGGCGGCAAGATGGCCGTCGAGATGGTAGATGATCAGCTTTCCGGCCTCGGATTCAGTTCTACGCTCCGCAACGAGCTGGTCGTCAAGGTCAAAGGCGCCACTGAGCGCATTATGAAAATCAAATTCTAAGGAGGAAAAGAAATGAATACCAACATTTTTGAGATCGCAGCCAAGGAGAAATACCGCTTTCCGTACAAGGGCCAGATTACCACGGAGGACCTGTGGGATCTCTCTTCCGCCCAGCTCGACCTCATCTACAAGACGCTGAATGCCGAGAAAAAGACCACCGAGGAAGACTCTCTGCTCGGCCAGCGTACCGCAGCGGAGCAGACGCTCCTGAACAAGATCGAGCTGGTGAAGTACATCTTCTCGGCGAAGCAGGCGGAGATCGAGGCGCGGAAACAGAAGGCGGTCAACGACGAGAAGAAGCGCCGCATCATGGAACTGATCGCATCGAAGGAGGATGCCGCCCTCGGCGAGAAGTCTATCGATGACCTGAAGAAGATGCTCGCCGATCTGGACTGAACTGAATCGTGACATTGAAAGGAGCAAAAAATGATTAACGAGCCCAACGAAATGACCTTTGACAGCAAGAAGTTCTCCATGATCCTCTACGGCTCCCCCGGCGTCGGCAAGACCACGCTGGCCCTCTCTGCGCCGGACCCCGTTCTGATCGACTTTGACCGTGGTATCTCCCGCATCAAGGCGGAGCACCGCCGTCTGGCCAAGGCTGTCATCACCCTGGACACCTACGAGGAGGTCCTGAAGGACATCGAATCCCCGGTTGTCGCCGCCGCGCAGACCATCGTCATCGACACGGGCGGCAGCTTCGTGACCTTCCTCCAGGACTGGGCCATGCGCAGCAACCCCTCCGTGAACAGGCAGAAGAACGGCGCGATCTCCCTCAAAGGCTTCGGCGCCGTCAAGAGTGAGTTCATCCGCTTCACCGGCTATGTGAAGGACGTGCTGAACAAGAACGTGATCTACGTCTTCCACACCGAGGAGAAGACCGACAAGGACGGCAACACCCAGCAGCGCCTTATGTGCGAGGGCGCGGCCAAGAACATCGTCTGGACGCCCTGCGATTTCGGCGGTTACATCCAGATGATCGGCCAGGAGCGGAGAATCTTCTTCTCCCCGGAGCAGGAGTTCTTTGCCAAGGGGTGCCACGGCATTACCGGAAACTACCCCATCCCGGCCCTGGGTCCCAACGTCCCCAACGACTTCCTGACGCGCATCTTCGACAAGGCCAAGGCAAACATCGCCGAGGAGACTGCCGAGTACATCCCGCTCAAAGAGAAGTACGACGCCGCCATTGCCAAGGGCAAGGAGATCGTCGCCGGCATCACCGATGTGGAGACCGCCAATGCCGCCATGCCGCAGATCAGCTCCATTGAGCACGCGCTCACGTCGAAGAAAGAGATCGGCGTGATGTTCAACGCAAGAATCCGCGAGCTCGGCCTTTTTTTCGACTCAGTTCTGAAGAAGTACACACCCGCTCCGAAGGAGGACTGACATGTTCCTGATCACGCAGAGCCTGCTCTCGTCCTGGGGGTACATGTACAACTGCAGGGAGGACGTGCAGGAGCAGGCCAAAGAGGACTTCATTCGTTCTCTGAACCGTGAGCCCATCCCGGCCAACGAAGCCATGCAGGCCGGCATCGACTTTGAGCGCCTTTGCTACTCCATCGCCAACGGCACCTTCTCCCCGGAGTTCGTCACCGATGGGACGGTCAATAAGTCTTCCTACGGCGACGGTGAGCTCATGGGCTACAACAAGTACCCGAAGAACTACGACGGCGCGAAGAAGGTGGCCGACATCATCCGCGGCGGACAGATTCAGGTCAATCTCCGGAGGCCGATCACCGTTGACGGCACCCGCTTCCTGATCCACGGCGTTCTGGACGTTCTGAAAGCCGGCGTCATCTATGACGTGAAGTACAAGGTCATGAGTTTCGGCAGCCTTTATCTCGCAGGAAGCTATCTGGACAGCCCGCAGCACCCGGCATACTTCTACCTTGTGCCGGAGGCCAGAGAGTTCCAGTACCTCGTCAGCGACGGTACGGACCTGTACGTCGAGACGTACACACGGGAGAACACCCCGTACATCGGAGATCTGATTGCGGAGTTCGTGACCTCCGTCAAGGGCATGGGGCTGTATGAGCTTTACACGGAGAAATGGCTGGCATGAAAGGGAAGCTAAAAGACCTGACCTTTGGCGCGCACGGTGAGCAGCACATCACGATCACCGTCACCCAGGACTTCCGGGAGAGCTTCGACGCCCTGAAAGAGAACGACGTCAACGTCACCATCAAGAAGTGGCGGGAGCCCAGGAGCAAAGATGCCAACGCCTACTTCCACGTCATCGTCAACAAGATCGCTGAGGCCATGAGCCTCAGCGACGACGAGGTAAAGAAAAGCCTGGTGGTGCAGTACGGCGCTCTGGCAAAGGACGAGAACGGCAACACCCTCGGCTGCATGCTCCCGGAAGCTGCCGACATTGAGGACTTCTACCCCTACACCCGCTGGTTCAAGTCCATGGAGCTCGACGGCAAGAAGTACAACTGCTACCTGTTCTACAAGCGGACGCACACCCTGGACACGAAGGAAATGTCCCGGCTGATCGACGGGGCAATCACGGAGGCCCGGCGCCTCGGCATCGACACGGATACGCCGGAGCAGATTGCGAGATACAAGGAGGAATGGAGACCGTGAAAGTGATCTGCCCATACTGCCACCGACCGGCAGAGCTGACGGACAGCAAGGAAATCTACGGCCGCAGTTACGGCAAAAAGGTGTGGATCTGCCGCGAATGCCTCGCGTGGGTCGGTTGCCAGAAAGGTACAAACAAACCGATCGGCCGGCTGGCCAACGCCGAGCTTCGGCACTGGAAGATGCTTGCACACGACGCCTTTGATCCACTCTGGAAGTACGGACGCTTCAGAGGTGACCGCGACGCAGCCTACCGATGGCTCGCCAGGCAGATGAGGAAGCCGCTCAACAGTGCGCACATTGGCATGTTCGACGTGAACGACTGCAAAACGGTCGTCGACCTCTGCCGCAAAGAAAGGAGTATTTGAAAATTGGATAACTCACTCAACACCTGCGTCATCAGCCTCGAAGAGTACGCACGGCTTATCCGCTGCGAAAACTTTCTGAAGCTAATCTTGTCACACGAGATCGACAAATCCTATCCGTCGCCGGCCGAAGAGCAGATCCGGCGCATTCAGAATCTTATGGAGCAGGAGGAGAAAAATGGATCTTAATCAAATTGTCCTGATCGGACGCCTTGTGCGCGATCCAGAGCTCCGGAAAACTTCGAATAATGTTTCTGTCGCTGCCTTCACCCTTGCCGTTGACCGCCCCAAAGCGGCCAACGGCGAAACGAAAACGGACTTCATTGACTGCATAGCGTGGCGCCAGACTGCCGAGTTCCTTTGCGGATACTTCGGAAAAGGCGAGCGGTGCGCCGTCTCAGGGCGGCTCGATATATGCGTGTGGAAGGACAAGAACGGAAACAACCGCAAGACGGCGGAAGTCATCGTTGAAAATGCGTACTTCTGCGAGAAAAAGAGCCGCGGAAACACGTCGGAGACGATGCCGGCTCTCGAAAATCCATCGCCTGGCTTCGAAGAACTCGAAGAAGACGACGGAGATCTGCCGTTTTGAGGAGGGAGAGTAAATGGCACGGGAACAATTTACGTTCTATCGCAGCTTTTGGGAAGCATGCAAAAACCTGAAAGACGCTGATCGTTTGTCCATGCTGGACGCTGTGTGCGCCTACGCTCTCGACGGCGAAGTCCGGCCGATGACCGGAGCTTCGAAGGGCATGTTCATCTTAATCAAACCCGTTCTTGATAATGCTGAAAGGAAATCAAGAGCGGGCTCGGCGAGAAACAGAAAAGAAACAAACGACGAACAGAACGCGAACAGAAGCGAAACAGAACGCGAACAGAATGACGTAATCACGCTGACATTCTGCGAACAAAACGCGAAGGAGAAAGAGAATGAGATAGAGATAGAGAAAGAGAATGAGAATGAGATAGAGATAGAGAGAGAGAAAGATATTTATATATCTCTTAAAGAAGAAAAAGAAAAAGAAGAAAAATCTGTCCGTCAGTCTTTCGAAAGCTCAGGACTCGAAAAAAAGGCCTTCGGCGAATACGTCCGCCTCGACCTCGTTGAATACGGCGAGCTCGTCAGGGAACTCGGGATAGACGCTTATTTCAAAGCGAAAAAGGCGGTTGACGTTGTCGAAAACGAAAACTGTGATGATTGGCCCGCGCTGATCCGGCAGGCTGCAAGAAAAGAGGGAATGCCATGACGACTGAAGCCGAGATGTTCCACGACTATCTGACGGGAGGCTGGGACGAGATTATGACGTTTCAGGAGTACAAGGACAGAGAGCGTGGCAGGCACAAAACAAATCCCAAGCCCGTATGCAGGTGGATGTCTGGAAACTTTGACGAGAAGATATGCTGCAACGTTTCGTCTCCTGCGCGTGCTGATGCCTGCCCGGTATCACTCCACCCGTGGATGTGCAGGTTTTACGAAAGGAGAAGAGGATGAACATGAAGAAGGTTTTTACACAAGTTGCAGCCCTCGCCGCGCTTATGGCGTTCTGCGCTCCGGCACATGCGATGCGGATGATGGACGTATATCCCGGCGAGCTTCCGCTCTGCGAGACCGTAAAAGCCAGTTGCAACTGCGCTTCTCGCAAAGATGAGGCGCCGGACATATTCGAACATGCGGAAGAAGAAACGACGATCTGCGAGGCGAGAGAGGCCTCGGATTTGGAGATCATCGCTTGCGTCGTTTACAACGAGGCTGGGTACGGATGCACTGACCGCCATCAGGAGCTCGTTGCCGCCGTCGTGGTTAACAGGGTATGCGACAACCGATTTCCGTCATCGGTGTACGGCGTAGTGACCGCGCCGTACCAGTACGACGTGGCCTACGCGACGTATGGCAGCTGGGCCATGACGCGGGCGATGCAGTCGGACGTGTGGGATCACTGTTTGGAGATCGCGGAGCGGGCATTGCGCGGTGAGATTGACTGTCCGGCGAATGTTCTCTTCCAGGCTGAATTCTTGCAGGGCAGCGGAGTCTACGAGATAGGGTATACCTCGTACTCAACGACGTATTTCTGTTACGGGTAAGGAGAACAGACATGAAAACAACCGATCTGACAACTACGGGCGGCAAGAGAGGAGGAAAACCATGCTTGTCACTTGTAAGGTAGACGATTGCAAACATAACGATGACGGGAGCTATCGGTGTGGATCGCAGCCGCCTACAAGGGAGGCTATCTGAAATAACATGGCCAGGAAGCCGCACTTCATCGACCAGAGCAAGAAGGAGCTGGTCAAGATCTTCGATGAGGCGTGTGCCAGACACAACCGCTGGACGGTCTGGTCTGACTTCATGGCGCTGATCGCCATCAGCATTTCAAACACCGTTGACAGCGCACACGCGGAGGAGCGGGAGAAAACCTACCTGCAGATTGCCAAAAAATACAACCGGCACGAAATAGAGTGCTGCTCCCGGATGTTCGCTGAGATCGTCCTCGGCATGGAGGCAAACCCGGATCAGGATTTCCTCGGAGACCTCTTCATGACGCTGGAGCTCAGCAACAGCCACGCGGGACAGTTCTTCACCCCGTACTGCGTGTGCCAGGCAATGGCGAAAATGACAGAGCCGGATATCCCTGGGCGCATAGAGCGTGAACACTGGATATCCGTCAGCGATCCGGCATGCGGAGCCGGTGCGCTGCTGGTGGCATTCGCCAACGAGTGCATGGCGCAGAAGGTCAACTATCAGACCTCGGTGCTGTTCGTGGCCCAAGACATAGACTTCGTGGTCGGCTGCATGTGCTACATCCAGCTCAGCCTCCTCGGCTGCGCCGGGTATGTGGTGATCGACAACTCAATCACGCATCCGTCAACGAGCTATGATCCCCGCGGCCTGATCCCCCGCGACAATGGGCAGATATGGTACACGCCCTTCTACTTCCGGGAGGAATGGCACTTCCGGCGCCAGTTCTTCCTGATCTCAAACATCATGCCTGCGCAGCAGGCAGAACAGCCGGCCACCGAGCCGGACCCACCCGCCCCGGAGCTTGTAGAGCGGAAAAGCGGTCAGCTCTCCTTCTTCTGAGGCATAACAACGATAGGAGGAAATGAACAATGACAAATGGCAGGAAACTGACTTGCTATGACTGCACGCATTATAATCCGAAAAACGAGGATTGCGATCTTGAACATAAAATCAAAGCTCTTTTTTACCCCTCTGACGGTGGGTGTGTAGATTTTAGCCAGCACCCTGAAAAGTCGTACTTCTCGCACGTATGCTGCGAAGTATGCGGTGGGATTTACAGGCCGGAAAAATCGCAGCACTACATCGCACGAGGAAAGGACACAGCGGGCGTTTTTGACAAACTCACAAAAGGCGAAGTCTCAATCTACGACGCTTACGACTGCCCGCATTGCGGGGCGCAGATGATCGCGCAGGAGCGAAAGAGGATATATGATGAGGCTGATTGTGTTTCAAAAGACGAGGACGACGCGGACGATGCGGACGACGAAGTAAACACTGCGCTTGAGGGGCCGCAGCCAGGCGAGCATATTCAATTCTGTGGGCAAGAGTGGGTGGCGCTCGGAATTGAGCAAGGCGGGCTGCTGGTCATCAAGGCAGAGCCGTTGCCGGAGAAAACGCCGTTTGACAAGGACGGAGTTACAGATTGGCGCAAGTCATCTCTGCGCAAGTACCTAAACGGCGAATATCTGGATAGTCTCGGCGACACGGGTGACGCGCTGCTTGAGTTTGAATCGGACTTGACGGCGGATGACGGCCGGAAAGACTACGGCACATGCAAGGACAAGGTTTTCCTGTTGAGCGATGCGCTTTATCGGAAATACCGCGAGAATATCCCGGCCTATGACACATGGTGGTGGACAATCACGCCTTATAGCCCGTTCTCTGACGGCAGCGAGCGCTTCGTCAACCCGTTCGGCTCGCTGGAAAAATTCTACCGCGCCAGCTATTCGCTCAGGGCCGTTCCGAGCCTGTGCCTCAATCTGTCATCGTTACGGTGAGGGAGGTAAAGGGGACATGAAGCCGGTTTTTATGGAAGTAACGCCAGACAAATACGAATTGCCCGTTGCGGTTGCAGACAGCGCGTATGAGCTGGCCGCGCTGCGAGGAGTCTGCGTGACAAATATCTTCCATGCGGTCAACCGCTCGGGGAATTATAGGCAGGCGAAAAAATCGAAATACATCAAAGTATGGGTGGAGGATGATCAATGACAGAAATTCGAGGCAATAGCGGCAATATGAAAGCATACAGGGTGTGGGACTCGGAAGCCGTTGAAGGTTACAGCACGGTAGTGTTTGCGGAAAACGCGAGTAAAGCAAAACGGATGGCAATGCGTACAGACACTTGCGAAGATGCTGAGTATATCAACATCAGGGCCAGACGCTTCCCGGAAATGGACGACAAGTACAGAGGCGCTTGGGAGATTGACTGGTACAACGACGATGACCGCCGTGCGCTTGTTGAGGCTTGGATGGTCGTGCTTAGAAACGAGCTGGGAATGCGACGGCTGTGCGGTACGGGGCATATGCAGTAAATGGGAGGATGAGACATGAGCGAATTGAAACCTTGCCCGTTTTGCGGCGCAAGCGGAAGAACGGCACTGATTTTTCAATACAACGAGGAAGAAGCGTATATCACTTGTAAATGCGGCGCACGCTTTAAGGCCAAAACGAAGCCGGAAAAATTTGAGCAAATAGAAGGTAATATTTATAGAAAAATTCCTCGCGTGTTAGCTGAAGATGTAGCGCGTGACGGATGGAACAGGAGGACGAACGAATGAGCGGTATCTATATCCCCGGCATGGAGATGCCGAAGAGCGGTTATAAAGTTGTCTATATCCATAGCAATGGAGGCGTTTTTGAGCCATCAAACTCAGAATACGTTTGGACCAAATTAGCAACCGCCATCCCCGTCCCCGACCACGGTCGCCTGATTGACGCAGATGCGTTGGAGGATATGCAGATGGAAAGATGTGATGCTGACGATGATTTTCGCATAAAAGAGCGCGTCGCTGGCCGAAACAGAATTAGGAAACGGATATTAGAAGCCCCTACTATCATTGCAGCAGATAAGCAGGAGGGTGAATGATGCATAAGCCGATTTATGAGCCGAAAGGCAAGGCGAAGGAGTACGGAGACCTTGCCATCAACATCTACACAGGCTGCCCTCACCGTTGCTATTACTGCTTCGCGCCGGGGGTGCTGCACCGAGATAAAGAAGAATTCCATTCGCGCGTCGATCCGCGCCCCGGCATCATCGAGGCCGTCAGGAAGCAGCTTGAAGCCGAGCAGATTACCGGGAAACTCATTCACCTGTGCTTCACCTGCGACCCGTACCCGACCGGCTACGACAGCACCGCCACGCGGGAGGTTATCAAGCTGTTGAAAGAGGCTGGAAACCATGTGCAGATACTCACCAAGGGCGACGGGAGCCGTGATTTTGACCTGCTGGACGGTGAGGACTGGTACGGTGTGACTATTGATGGTAGCAGCGTTCCGAGAGAATCGTATCGGATTCTGGATTTGTGCGAGGCGCAGCGTCAAGGGATCAAAACGTGGATATCTTTTGAGCCGGTGATTGACGGAGAAAACGTACTGGAGGCAGTAGAAGCTTGTTCTTTTGTTGACAAGGTGAAAATCGGCAAGCTCAACTACTTCCCGTCAGATATCGACTGGGCTGACTTCGGGAGACGAGCCGAAGACCTCTGTCAGAAGCTCGGCCTCGACTACTACATCAAGGACAGCCTGCGGGCAGAAATGGAGGGTCGGAAATGAATGAGGCCCGGAAGTACGTCGCCGTTAGCATCAAGCACACGGAGTACAAGTGGAAGTTCGGAAAACCTTGCATTCTGTGGGGGTATCACCAGACGGAAGACGAAGAACCACGATGCTTCTCGGACTATACGATCTACCTGTCGAAAGCAGAGCGATATGCCCTCGGCGATTTCAGAAAGGAAGGGTACGGCAGCGACATCCTCGACAAAACAGCCGTCTCCCTGTCCGTCGACTTCTGCAAAAAGTGGAAGAAGTATGACACCGTGCTTGTGGAGGCGGAGCAATACTATCACTATTGCATGGCTGCAGGGTTGGAGATCGGCCTGGCGAAGGAGACAGAAGCATGAGCAAGTGCAAACGATTTTGGAAATATTACATCAAAGGTGAATACCACTGCGACACATGCCCGTTCAGTTGGGAAGAACGCGGAATGGAAGACGCAGATGCCGGTTGCTATATCAGAGGTGAATTATGGGACACTTGCCGCCTGCTTCCTCCGCTTCGGTTCCTTGTCGGATGGGGGCGTAGAAAGAAAACCTTGTACTATAAATATCATGAGTATGATGGTTTTGCGGAGTTTGTCGAAGAGTTGGATCGTCAAGATAGAGAAGTTGAAAAAGCATTGTACAACTATCTCAACATATACGGATATGGCATCGTGCACGCTTCACAAGGGAAAGCTGTCTTTCAAAATGACGATCATGAAACGCTGAAAGAATACAGCGGAATATACAGGCTGGCATCAGATCTTCGAGACGTCTTCGCCCCGGTTAAGTATGAGCCGTTGAAATCCCGTTGGAAAGAACTCATCAAAGAAACTTGGAACAGATTCTTGATGATCTTCAAACCGTATTTTTGCAAGTAAAGGAGAGGAAGATATGAGAGTAAGACCTATCCTATTCAATACCCCGATGACACAGGCGATACTCGACGGGCGAAAGACAGAAACGCGGCGCTTGGTACATCCGGCACATATAGCCGCCTTGCAATACCCGGCACGGTTATCTCGCCCGGAAATGACCGATCTGGATTATCTGAACAGATATGCGTCCGCGAAATACTACGTCGGCGATATCCTATATGTCCGCGAGACGTGGGGAACATGGAGCCCGACGCTCGGAACAATGCCAAGGATATACTACCGTGCAGACGATGACGCACCGGACAGCATTGAGTGGAAGCCATCGATCCACATGCCCAAAGAAGCGGCGAGGATCTTCTTGCGCGTAACTCACAACAGAGTCGAGAGATTGCAGGACATCACAACTGACGGCGCAAAGAGAGAGGGTGCCGAAACCGCAGAATGGGATGAGCTTCAGGAGAAAGCCGGTGTCGTAGGGCTAATGACGTGCACCCTGAGGGAATTCTTCGGCCATTACATCTGGAACAGAACGCTTCGAGGCGAGGAAAACTATGAAAAGTATGGCTGGGACGCAAATCCATTTGTGTGGGTACACGCTTTTGAGCGGATCAGCTACGAGGAGGCGATGGAATGACAGTCCAATGTAACAAATGCGGAGAGTATTTCACTGTGCTCCGCGAGGGGATCATGGTCTTGCAGGATGACGGATATGATGTGACCTATTTCGTATGCCCGCACTGCAAAGAAAAATATCTAATCTGCATCTTTGACAAGCGGACACGATGCAAATAATCCGGCAATATGGCCAGCGCAAGGCAATGGCAGAGAACGGATGGACTGTGGCGGAGTTCATAAAAGAGTTCGGAAAGAACTACTTGAATAACGAAAGAGAGGAGGCGACAGCATGTCAAAACCACGGTATAAGTGGTGGTCATACGTCAAATGGATGATCCGCTTATATCCAGAGCGAAAAGAAGAGATCAGGCGACGGATGGAGCCTTCCGTCACGCCAAAGTACAATGCGATGCCGGGCGGGACGGACGTATCCAGAACGACCGAACAGCTTGGGCTCGTTTCTCTCGGGAAGACGATAGACAAGGAAGTTGAGGCTGTCGAGAGGGCAATCGAGGCCACAAATAGAATGAAGGACGGAGCCGGGAGGCTGGACCTGATCCGCCTCGTTCTCTGGGCCGGGACACACACGCTGCCCGGAGCATGCGTTGAGTGCCACGTTTCAGAGCGCACCGGCAGACGGTGGCACACGGATTTTATACATCTTGTGGCAAGGAATTTCGGCCTGGAATAAAAATTGGCCTTAAAAAGCCAAATGGCCATGGTATTATGATAGCGTAATATTCTTATCATAGACAAGGAACCTGTGCTTTGAGGCTTTCGCCGGCCTGTGAGAAGCTCAGGCTTCTTGTCTTTTTGACTGTAACTCCTTTGAATATGCCGCGAGCATGAGCGGCGACAAAGGAGGTCTTTCAAATTCTTTATCTGCAAACGAACGTATTTGAAGAGGCAATCAACCGCATCCGTTTCCTGTTCGACAATCACGATGACGTGATCGTGAGCATGAGCGGCGGAAAAGACTCAACCGTCCTGTTCCATCTTGCCCTCATGGTGGCACAGGAGCGGGAGAGGCTGCCTCTCAAGGTCTTCTGGCTCGATCAGGAAGCTGAATGGCAGGCGACGGTCGACTACATGACGGGTATCATGCACCGTAATGACGTCAAGCCGTACTGGTTCCAAATCCCGTTCGATTTCACCAATAGCCTATCGCCAGTGGCCAACTTCATCCACGTATGGGGGCAAGAGAAAGAGGATTTATGGGTACACAAAAAGGACCCGATATCCATCAAAGAAAACCCGTCCAAGTATAACCGATTTCACGACCTCGTGAACGAGTTGCCACGATGCTGCACGGATTCAAATAACTGCGCTGTTTTGGTAGGCATGCGGATTACGGAGTCGCTAAACCGGCGCGCGTGTATTGCGCACGGACAGGTTAGGTACAAGGGCATCACATGGTGCAAGGCGAAGAAAGGGCCGACGCAAGTCTTCTGGCCAATCTACGACTTCACAAATGATGACATATGGACCGCGCTTGCGAAAAACCGCTGGCCATATAACCGCATCTACGATTACCAGTATCAGGCGGGAATGGCCAAGCAGAGCATGCGCGTGTCTGCACTTATCCACGAAACAGCCTGGCACAGCATCGAATTTCTCCAGGAATTCGAGCCAGAAACATACGATCGCTTCGTGAGGAGGATCAGCGGGGTCAGCACCTTCAATCACGCATTCGACAGCGAGTGCGTGATACCGAAGGAGCTGCCCTTTGCTTTTGCCTCATGGCGAGAGTATCGGGACTATCTGCTGGAGCACATTACAAAGCCGCAATATTGGGATCTCTTCAAAAACCGCTGGAAGAAACAGAACAGCGAAGAGTGGTACAAAGTCCACATTCGAGAAATCCTCGTGAACGATATTGACGGCACGATAAACTCAAATGCTCATAGCAGAATCCACCTGGCAGAGAAAAAGCAGGACTCGATTTATCACATGCGTGATAAGGCGCAGTTCCTCGCAGCGAAGGGAGAAAAAACAGATGATTAAGGACCAGCCTGTCAACAATGTGCAGTGGATCCCTGTCAAGAAGATCCACGCGAACAATTACAACCCGAACAGCGTAGCACCGCCCGAGATGAAGCTTCTGTATACGTCCGTAAAGGCTGACGGATACACGCAGCCAGTCGTGGTAATCTACGATGACAAAAAAGACCGATACGTGATCGTTGACGGTTTCCACCGGTACAGCATCATGCGGCGCTATCCGGACATCTACGCCATGTGTGAGGGAAAGCTCCCATGCGTTGTGCTGGAGGGGAAGACCATGAACGACCTCATGGCATCGACGGTCAGGCACAACCGCGCACGCGGGAAGCACTCAATCAACGGCATGAGCAACATCGTCATGGAAATGCTGCTCAACGGCGCCTCTGATTTGGAGGTATGCAATCAGCTCGGCCTCGAAGCCGAGGAGCTCGTGCGACTGAAGTACATCACTGGATATGCCAAGCTCTACGAGAACAGCGAGTACAGCAGGGCAAAGATCAGTGAGAAGCAGGCGGCAGTTTCTGCCGAGTACAGAAAGGAGCAGGAGCTATGATACAGGTTGTTGACGAGATTGTCATGAAAGGGCTGCAAGAGATCAAGCCGTATTTCCGTAACCCCAGAAGAAACGACAAAACCGTAGATGCGCTTGTAAAACTGATCCCGCTCGCCGGCTTCAATGTTCCCATCCTGATCGACGAGGACAACGTGATCGTTAAAGGTCATGCTCGTTATAAAGCCGCGATCAGGCTCGGCCTTGAGAAAGTCCCGTGCGTGGTAACACATGCAAGCGAGGAGAATAAAAACCTTGACCGCCTGGCCGACAACAAGGCGTCTGAGCTTTCCGAGTGGATCAGCGACGACCTGCTTCACGAACTGGATATGCTCAACACGGATTTTGACATCACGATGCTTGGCTTCCCCGCGCTGAACGTAGACGCTATATTTTCCGCCGAGGCGCCAGACCTCGGCGCTTTTGATATCCCGGAAGACAAGCCGACCGAAAATGAACAGGAGCGACGCGAGCGTTATCAACAGTTCCTTGAGTCTCAGCCAAAGGCTCCTCCTCCGGAACTGATCACCAGCGAAGACAGCATTCAGAAAGCGATACAGCAGCAGCGCAACATTCCGGAAAAACCGAAGCGATATTTTAAGATGGTTTGCGAGAACTGCGGCCACATCATGTTCATGGCAGAAGGAGAGGCACAGTTCGAAGACCGATAGGCGAAAGCTCACACACCGGAGGTGTACGAATTGAAGCCGATAGAAAAGATACCCGTGTATATGCGGATACGGAACGGCATAACGGTTTGCATCTGCCACGTCTCTGCCAAGAGATGCAAGCTGCCGTGCGAACGCGGAGAGGTCTCCAGAGACCGCTATGAGCAATGGCAGGAGACAATGAAGCGGGAAAGGTACGGAAGATGAAGCCCGGGTATCATCCAAAGGCATGGGATACTCCAGAAAAAAACGGAGGCTCCCTAAAAAAACAGGGCTTCTATCACAAACCCGCATGGAGACGTGCCAGGCTGCTCGCATTGCAGCGAGATCACTATCTCTGCCAGGCGTGCCTGAAAAAACGACGGATCACAAAGGCGACAGAGGTACATCACATCCGGCCGCTTGAGGATTATCCGGAGTTGGCGCTCGATCTGACAAACCTTCAATCGCTGTGCTGGAGCTGCCACGAGGAGACGAAGCCTCACGGGAAGCGAGAGACAAAAGCTCCAAAAGGTGTAAAGGTAATCAAGATATCGAACGGAGAGAACGAGTAACCGGGCAGGGGAGGGGCGCCAGATGTTTCTGACACCCCCCTACCCGTAAAAGAAACGTGTCGCGCTATTGTAAC